AAAATAGATACAATATGGACTGCCGCATCTCAAACTTTGGCATTAGGTGGACGATGTATAGCACTTTCTACACCAAATGGTGTTGGTAATTGGTTTCATAGAACTTGGGTTGATGCTGAAGATGGTACTAATAATTGGAATATGATTAAACTTCATTGGACTATACATCCTGACAGAAATGAGGATTGGAGAGAAGAACAAGATAAATTGTTAGGCCCTTCAATGGCAGCTCAAGAATGTGATTGTGACTTCATCACTTCAGGTCAAAGTGTAGTTGATGGTGTTATTTTAGAAGAATATAGAACCACTATGGTGAAAGACCCGATGGAAAGACGTGGAGTTGATAGTAATATATGGATATGGGAACAACCAAATTATACAAAAGATTATGTGGTGAGTGCTGATGTTAGTAGAGGAGATGGAACAGACTATTCAGCATTTCATGTTATGGAAGTAGAAGATTGTAAACAAGTAGCGGAATACAGAGGAAAAATTTCTACGAGAGATTATGGTAATTTACTTGTTAATATAGCCCAAGAGTATAATAATGCATTATTAGTTATTGAGAATGCATCAATTGGATGGGCAGCAATTCAACAAGTAATAGATAGAGAGTATGAGAATCTATTTTATATGAGTAAAGATTTACAGTATGTAGATACACAAAAACAAATGACTAATAAGATTTATAGACAAGAAAAACAAATGGTTCCAGGTTTTACAATGTCTACGAAAACAAGACCGTTAGTTATTTCTAAATTAGAAGAATTTTTTAGAGAAAAGTCAGTTAAAGTCTATTCCCAGAGATTAATTGATGAATTATTTGTATTTATATATAACGGAACTAAGGCCGAAGCAATGTCAGGATATAATGATGACTTAGTAATGTCATTTGGTATTGGATTGTGGATTAGAGAAACTGCATTAAGATTGAGGGCCGAAGGAGTAGAATTACAAAAGAAAACTTTGACAGGAATCGATATGAATCCTGGCATTTATGTAACGGATGAAAACCCAGCTCAGGACGCCTGGACTTGGGATGTAGGAAATAGAAATAAAGATAAAGAATCTTTAGAATGGTTAATTAATTAGAGGAAAGTATGGCAGATACATCAATAAGAGCTCGACTGTTTAGATTATTTTCTGGTAACGTTATTGTTAGAAACGTTGGTGGAAGAAAATTAAAAGTAGCAGATACGAGTAAAGTACAATATTTACCACAAAAACAATTGGTGGATAGATACCAACGATTGTTTTCAACGGGTAAAGGATTATCTGGATATTCAGATACCGCAATGGTACGCTCATTACGGTTAGGGTTATTTAGAGATTATGAATCAATGGATAGTGATTCCATTATAGCATCAGCATTGGATGTTTATTCAGATGAATCAACAATGAAATCCGAGTATGGTGATGTTTTAACAATCAATAGTGATAATGATCAAATAAAACAAATATTACATAATTTATTTTATGATATTTTGAATGTAGAATTTAATTTATGGTCTTGGGTTCGTAATATGTGTAAGTATGGAGATTTCTTTTTACATTTAGAAATTGATGATAAGTATGGGATTAAAAATGTAGTTCCGTTATCAAGTTATGATGTTGTGAGATTAGAAGGAATTGATCCAGAAAATCCAGAATATGTTAAATTCGTATTAGAATCGGCAGATCCAAATCAGGTAAAACTGACTCATACTCAACAAGAGTTTGAGAATTTTGAAATTGCTCATTTTAGATTATTGGGAGATTCAAATTATTTACCGTATGGTAAGGCTATGGTTGAAGGTGGTAGAAAGACTTGGAAACAATTATCTCTTATGGAAGATGCTATGTTAATTCATAGGATTATGAGAGCACCTGAAAAGAGAGTTTTCAAAATTGATATTGGTAATATTCCACCTGCTGAAGTTGATAATTATATGAACCAAATTATTAACAAAATGAAAAAGGCTCCCGTAGTAGAAAAAGAATCTGGTGATTATAACTTACGATATAATATGCAGAATATTACAGAGGATTTCTTTGTACCTGTTCGTGGTGGAGATAGTGGAACACAAATAGATTCTTTACCTGGATTAACTTATGAAGCAGTAGAAGATATTGAGTATTTAAGAAATAAATTAATGGCAGCATTGAAAGTTCCAAAGGCATTTCTTGGATATGAAGAACAAGTAGGTAGTAAGGCAACACTTGCAGCAGAGGATGTAAGATTTGCTAGAACTATTGAAAGAATACAAAGAATTGTAGTTAGTGAATTAACTAAAATTGCAATCGTACATTTATATGTACAAGGATATACAGATGCGGATTTAGTTAATTTTGATTTAGGTTTAACAAATCCATCTACAATATATGAACAAGAAAAAATTGAGTTGTGGACGAGTAAAACTTCACTTGCATCTTCAATGTTACAAGATGGTATAGTTTCTACAGATTGGATTTATAGAAATATATTTGGATTCACCGAAGAAGAAATTAAGAAAGAAGATGAAGGTATTGTTTTCGATTTTAAACAAAAATTTAGAAGAGGACAAATAGAAACCGAAGGAAATGATCCAGCAAAAACTGGAGAATCACAAGGAACACCAAGTGATTTAGCTATGGGTAGAACAGGACACGAGTTAGATGATGAAGGTGGAAGTCCTGAAGGTGGACAAGAGGGAGCAGGTAGACCTAAAGAAGGCCCTCATTATGGAAAAGATGGTAGTGCTAGAGGTAGAGATCCATTAGGTAAACACGATAAAAGAAAAGGTGGAAGTGGAGCACCTAAATATGGTAAATCATTAGCTTTAGCCCACGTAGATAAACTAAAGGGAACATTAATTAAACCTCATACGAAGATATTAACGGAGTCTGAGGAAGTAAAAGAGGAATATGATAAGGAAATAAATTCTAAATAGCAATATATATAAATTTTAGAAGTTTAATATTTATAATAGAATGAATATAATTATCATTGGAGTGATATATGTCAAAAAAGTTGAAGCACAGTAAAATTAAAAATACTGGTGTGTTATTTGAAGTTTTGACTCGACAAATAACATCAGATATACTGAGCAATAAAGAATCAAAATCTGTAAATTTAGTCAAAAAGTATTTTAATAAAAATACTGCATTAGGTAAAGAGTTAGAATTATATGAAATTTTAACAAAAGAACGATATAATTCTGAAGAACGTGCAAACAGATTGGTAGATGCCGTTTTAAAAGAACGGGCACAAATTACAAATGCCTCTCTTAGAAGGGAAAAATTTAATTTAATAAAGGAAATTAAAGAAGATTATGATGTAAAAACATTATTTACTTCAAAAATCCCTAATTTTAAACAATTGGCTTCCATTTGGAAACTATTTTCTATTGAAACTTCTAACGAAAGTTATAGTCCAAAAGAAGAAGTAGATTCAAGATATACTATTGTTGAAAATTTAATTTCCTCTAATCCTAATAAAAAGGTTAGTGAATCTCCAGTAACTACTGAAGAAAAGGATGTTAGATTACTTGCTTATGAGTTAATGGTAGAAAAATTTAATAAAAAGTATTCTAAATTATCTACAGAACAAAAAGAAGTATTGAGAAAATATATTAATAATGTTTCTAATGCTACTTCATTAAGAGAATTTGTACAAGTAGAGGTGGGTAAAATAAAAAGTTATCTGAAAAAACTTGTACCTGCTATAGATGATGATATTACTAAAATTAAGTTAACAGAGGCGATTAACTTTGCAGATACTATTAGTGAAAATAAAAATACTGAGAAGAAATTAACAACTTTATTAAGATATTATGATTTGATAACGGAGTTAGAAGATGTCCTTGACAGAAAATAAGTTAAGACAATATATTAGGGCATTTGTTAGAGAATTATTAAGCACTAATGAAATTACACAAACTGGTGATATTGCAGGATATAATACACCGTTTGCATTTAGTTCGAAGAAAAAGAAAGATAAGGATAAGGAAGAAGAAGTGGCAACCAATTCAACTGGATATGAAGTTGTTAAAGAAGGCAGATATCATCAATATAGAAATGATGAGACTTTAACACCTAAACAAAAAATTGGTTTAGCAATGAGAGAAACTCGTGATTCCTTACAAGAATTAGAAAGAACTGTTCAATATAATGTTAGACTGAAAAATGAATTGAACATAGATTCAAGAGATTATTGGAAAACTACTCATAAGGCATTAGGTAAAATTAGTGAGAGATTAGTTAAATTAGCTAATAAAGTTGGTAAATTATACTAATGTCTGTAGGATTAAAAGATTTTCTTGAGGCTTCTGAACTTTTAACAGAGGCACCTGTTAACCCTAAAAAGACAAAAAAACAGGTAAAGAATATACAGAAGGCAGAAAGTCGTTTACGTTTGAATATGTATGAGTTAGCACAAGATTTAAGTGGTGGTGGTGAGAAACCAACGGCCAATAAAATAATAAGGTCATATCAACAAAATGTAACTAAATTTATGAGAGAATTAATGATACTCACTAAGAGGATAAAATAATTATGAGCAAATCACTAATAATAGATTACCTACCCTTTGAAATAAAAGAAGAACAAATAAATGAATCATTAAAGGAAAACAATGGTAAATTAATTGTTAAAGGAGTATTACAACGGGCAGAGGCTAAAAATCAAAATGGTAGAGTATATCCAAGAGAAGTTTTGGTCAGGGAGGCAAAAAAGTATTCAACTACCTATATTAAAGAGCGTCGTGCTATGGGGGAATTAGACCACCCAGATTCGTCTGTAGTGAACCTACAGAATGTTTCACATAATATTAAAGAGATGCATTGGCTGGGGGATGATTTACTTGGTACGGTTGAAGTATTGGGTACACCAAGTGGTAATATATTAAAAGAATTATTTAAAGCAGGAATTAAACTCGGAATTTCGTCTCGTGGGATGGGTTCAGTAGAAACAGTTAGTGAAGCAGATGGAGAAGATTTACAACAAGTACAACCAGATTTTGAATTAATTGCATTTGATTTCGTATCTAATCCTTCTACACAAGGTGCTTTTATGTATCCAATGTCTGAGGGTGTAGATAGAACAACTAAGGCACAAGGAAGAACTTGTGGAACATATTGTAAAGCAGAAGATATGATTAATAAGATTATTAGGGGTGAATAATGAGTGATTTCAGTCATAGAGATTTTAAAAGATTTTTACTTGAAAAGGATGGAATTGAAGTAGATGAATCTAAAAAATCAACTAATGGACAATCTTTTCATAGAAAATTTAAACAACATATGATTGAATTAGATGAATTTTCAGCACATCCAAAAGCTTTTAGTTCACAAGAGGCAAAACAGCATGTTGATAGAGATTTAAATGTAATGTCAAAACAGTTAGGTAAAGCCTCACAACAAGTTATTAAAACGATGATGGATGGAGTAAAAGGTGGTAAATATGAGGCAATGGATTTAATAAAAGGAATTAATCAAGGTGACATTAGACGAACACACTTTGGTGAAGAAGATTTTATAAAACAATTGTGGCATAAAGTAAGAAATAAATTTAGAAGATACTCAAGTTAATGGGAGACATATAATGTCAGAGAAAATTAAATTAAAACAAATAGCAGAACATTTTATGACTGGTGGAATGATAAGTCAACCAGCCTTTGATACAACTGAAATGTTTAGAACTAAAATATCAACTGAAAATGCAGATTCTAATGTTAGACTGTCATCTTTAATACCAGAAGAAGAAGATGAACAAAATATAGATGAAACACAGTTTTTAGAAGATGTTAGAAATTTTGGTTCATTAGGTAAACATATTTATCGTGAAAATGATATAAGAGCAGTTTCTGAAAAATTATCTAATATTGCAAAGACTGCAAGAACTCATACCTTGAGAGAAACCGAAGAATGGTTTGATAAAATTACAATCAATCGTAATATGAAAGAACTAAACACTCTTTCAGGTCAATTTAGTAAGATTGCTAATGATGCACAAGGATTACAAGAAAGAATGAGTGCTTTATATGAGGATATGGGACATATTATAGGTAGATACTATGAAGTCAATGAAGTAGTGAATGAAGAAGAAGGAGATAAAGCAGAATATGAGAAATTTTTTAATGGTGCATTAAAGAAGTTTGGTGTTGGTTCTCCTGATGAATTGGGTGATGAGGCAAAAGCAAAATTCTTTAATTATGTGGATAAAAATTGGCAAGGAGATAACGAAAATGATTAAATTAAAAGAATTAGTATCAGAATCTACTTGGAAAGATCGTAAATTTGGTGACCCG